CCCCCCTCTATTGTCTGCTGGGAGCTTGGATTAGGACATGTCAAGAACGCGCAAACAACGTTGGGTCGGGGGTGCCGTCGGAAAGGTTGGCACTGTCACCAATTTCTTTACTGGTGACAGAGACATCACTACCGCCGGCAACCCCGCCCACGCTTATTGCACGGACGAGACACATCCTGGTCCACCCTATAGATCTGGAGGACCGTTGTTCATTGATAAGCTGACTTATAGTCAGCCGCTCACGACAACGTTCACCAGCGCACCTCTTGGATCATCCAACAGTTATAGGACTAGGTTCTTTGCGAGCCTAGCTACTTACACTGCTCCGAGTCCCACAAACCTCACGGTTTGGGGGACTCGTGGATGGTACAGAGCTCTTCCCGTCCACGACGTCTCTGGCTTGGCCAGATTCGCTGGGGAGATGAAGGATATCCCTGACATGGTCAAGGGTACCTTCAATTTCTTCTCCCAATTTCGTGAACGGTTCTGGAGGAACCGGTCTGCGAAGTTTTGGGCTGATGCCTACCTCAATCATCAATTTGGTTGGGCGCCTTTCGTGCAAGATCTCTTTGGCTTCTTAAGCCTTGGGTCTCGTGTCGATCAGGCTCTCAATCAGTTGATTAAGAGGAACGGACAGCCCATACATCGCAGATTTACGATGCTTAATGAGGATTATTACCAAAATCTTGGTTCTACCTCATTACTCTCGGGCGGGATTGTTCCCGTCCTTGATGGGCATTCGTATGCAGGGACATCGGATAAAACGGTGTATACGGATCGTCTGCACGTAAAGCGACGGATTTACTTTGAAGGTAAATTCCGTTACTACTTTACGCCAGAGGAACTCCGTAACCCGGATTTCCGTAACTATCTTAGATTGCAACTGGCTGGAGTGATTCCAGACATGAATACAGTCTATCAGTTAGTTCCCTGGACCTGGTTCTACGACTGGTTTGTGAATACTGGCGACATAGTCAAGAATCTCTCGGCTATGAGCAAGTATCGACAGGTGGCGCTTTATGCCTATGTGATGTGTAGCGAAAGCTACACAGCTCGTAGGTTAGCGTCAACTGTCGTGAAGACGGGTCCTTTCCCGTCTTCATCTAACTCTCAGATCATTTGTATCTCTGAGAAAACTCAGGAATACATTACTAGGGTAGCTGCATCCCCTTATGGGTTTGGTTTATCTTGGTCAGGGTTTTCCCCCTACCAACTCTCCATCCTAGCAGCGCTAGGTATGTCGAGGACCTAGTCAAAACCTCGACCAAAAGCAAGAAAGGACTGTTATGTCTTTCTCCGACCCTACCTCCATTAACGTGGGGGCGACGATCACACCTTCTGGTGGGACCGCCACTTCTTTTCCGAATATCGATCGATCGGCTCCGTATAAGGGGAAGTATCAGACCGCAGACGGAACGAACACGTTCACTGTTTCCCATCAGTTGGGAAATCAGCGGACGTCGTCCGTTGTTCGCCTGGATCTGAACTCTACCTACACGGATCCGTCGACCGGTCTCGCAAAAGCGATTACCATGGCTGTATACTGCACGGTCAATCGGCCTCTTGCTGGGTTTACTAACACCCAGATTAAGAGCCAGTTGGCCGGGCTGTTGCAGTTCTTGGCATCGACGACAAACCAGGATAAGATTCTGGGCCTTGAATCTTAGGCCCCTTTCCTGGGTCTCGTATGGGTCGTAGTTTGGCTTTCCTTGTGCTTATCTTCTATCTCGTCGTTGTGCTTTTAGCACGTGGCGAGATGGACGATCGTCACCATAGCCTTATGGCTAGGGTGTCGTCGTTCCTAAGCTCCCTTGAGGGGAGTCGGTGAAGAACTCACAAGGATAGCAGACATATCAGGCAGGACTTACTTTCCCCCTTTTGGAGGTAGTAATGAAAAGCCTGAAGATCCTTCGCCTGCTGTTGCAGGATGCGAGCTATAGCTCACATGAGACAGAACGCGACTGGGTAACTATCCAGTCACGTTTCGAACACGAGGGGTTATCGTTTCTAACGATAACTCTTCCCGCTTTCACCTCATGGCTCGAACAGAGCCTTGAGGCAAAGCATGCGCTCCCAACCATCTTTTCGACATTCCATAGGAAGAATGGCCGAAGAGGTGGGTCGCTCCCAGCATTTCTGTTGGGTTTGACAGAGCGTGTGTTCGATATTGAGTCTGGCGATCTGCGGAATAATGCAGATCCATCGGCCGTATACTTCATACGGCAGATTTGCAGTTTCTTCAAGAAGGTCAAATTGCAATGTTCGCAAGAACGTCGCAAGGCGGCCGTCAAGAAGTTCCTGGAGACTGACTCATCGTTGCCAAAGCGTTGTAGCTTTAACAGTGTGACGCGTTCAGTCGCTAATGCTGTTATTCTCTCACTTAACTACTCCATCGACATGATCGATGATCCGAGTTTTCCTAAACACGGACCTGGTGCCACGGTCGAGAGACTGTGGGGAAACCAGAAGTATAAAGTGAGGGATTACTACGCTAGGTGGATTGGTATCATAACCCCTGAAGAACTCTACGGCATTTCTGTCGCGGAGGTGGGGTATGAGCCCATCAGGATGATAAGCCCTCGGGACGAGCAACCTTGTCGCTTGTCTCTAGTGCCCAAGACCCTGAAAACGCCTCGGACGATAGCCGTCGAGCCCGTTGCTATGCAGTATGCACAGCAACTTGTCTCATCGCGGCTTATCGCCTCTATGGGACAAAGTTACCTGACTAAGCATATCCGTTTTAATGACCAATCGGTCAACAACAGACTAGCAAAGGAAGGTTCCCATGGAAAAGGTCTTTCAACGATCGACCTCTCTGAGGCGTCGGATAGAATCTCTGTTGCGCTCGTACGAGAAATCGTACGGGTCAACAGTGTACTGCGACGGCAGCTTATGGCTGTGCGCAGCACCAGAGTTTCTATCCGCGGAGGAAAGGAAGAAAATCTTCGAGACTTGGATTTCGGATCAAGTCCGATCTTCAGGCTTCGAAAGTTCTCGACCTCCGGCAGTGCAGTCACTTTCCCAGTGGAGACTCTGGTGTTTTTCACACTTGCCTTATCGGCAATCGTGGAAGCAACAGGCCCCCATCGGAATTTGATGGCTGCAATCCACCGCTACGCTACTGATGTCTCGGTATTCGGAGACGACATTGTCGTGCCGGATGC